AATATTAATAACTCGTATAAAAACGAAGCAGATAATACTGAAAGAATGTATCGTCCTTGGGGTGCAGGTGGCGGTAATAGTCAAACTTTTACAGTAAGCCTTTGGGTAAAAAGAACAGAACTAGATACCCAACAATATATTTGGGGTGCAGGCACAGGTGGCACTAATTTTTTCTTAGTTAGTTTTGAAAGTGATAATACAATGCGGGTAAGGTCGCATGTTTCTAGCTCAGACCAAGCTGTGTATATAACTAACAGACTTTTCAGAGACACTTCAGCGTGGTATCACATAGTTACTGCTGTAGATACAACAAACGGAACAGCTGGAGATAGACTAAGAATTTATATAAATGGTGTTGAAGAAACTTCTTTTTCTACAGAAACAAATTTTAGTCAAAATGACAGCACTATGCACAATGCAAATAGTAGCTATATGGAGATAGGCACTGTTATTGGTGAAGCAAATAGATTTTGTGGTTACATCTCAGAGGTTATTTCTATATCAGGCAGTCAATTAGCACCAACAACTTTTGGTGAATTTGATAGTGATACTGGTATATGGATTCCCATAGAATACACAGGCAGCTTTCCACAGAACTCAGTCTTTTTAGAATTTAAAGATTCTTCAAGTTTAGGTACGGATACAAGTGGGAATGGTCAAACTTTTACACTTCAAAACATAACAGCAGCCGACCAAGCAACTGACACACCTACTAATAATTTTGCAATAATTAATCGTTTGTTTAAATATCCATCATCACAAGTAATAAATGAAGGGGCAACAAAGGTTGCAAGAAGTAGCGGTTCTGGATTAAACAAAACTTTTATTTCAACTATTGCTGTAACTGCTGGAAAATGGTACGCAGAATTTAAACCAACAGCAGGGGGGAGTAATTATGTTGTTGGAATTATGCCTATTGATACAGCATCAACTGTTGATTTGGACTCTAATCACCTTGGAAACGGTGATTATGCTGGAAGTCTCGGATATTACAGTGCAGGTGGGTCTATGTTAGCGGCAGGTAACTCTGCTAATGGCTCATTCGGTAACTCTTATACAGGTGATGATATTATTGGAGTAGCTTTAGACATGGACAATAGAAAAGTGTATTTTTCTAAAAATGGAACTTATCAAAATTCGCAAGACCCAACAAACGGAACTAATGCCATTACCCTTACAGATACAAGTGATGGTTATCACATAGGTTTTACATATGATACAAGTGGAACAGTAGAATGTAATTTTGGTGGTTATCATGTTAATACTCTTTCAAGTGCAGCAGCAGACGAAAATGGGTTTGGTTCTTTTGAATATGCACCACCAACAGGATATTTGGCACTTTCCACACAAAATTTAGGCTCAGACGGAGGATAAATGGCAGCTTATACAACAATAGACGACCCTTCAGCATTTTTTCAAACTGTTCTTTGGACTGGTAATACATCAGCACCAAGAAGCATAACCAATGATGGTAATAGTAATTTACAACCTGACTGGGTTTGGGGAAAAAATAGAACTACTGCTGGTACAGACCACGAAGTATATGATTCAAATAGAGGCACTGGAACTAGCTATAATTTAAAAACTAGTAGTACAGCAGTAGAAGGAACTTCAACCACTTATGGTCAATTAACAGCTTTTGACACAGATGGGTTTACAGTTAATGCTGGTGGAAGTAATGATGATTTTTGGAATGAAAATGGTTCAGAGTTTGTAGCTTGGCAGTGGAAATGTGCAGGTGGTACTACAAGCACAAATAATGATGGTGCTGTTACATCAACAGTTCAAGTTAATTCTACAGCAGGATTTTCAATTCTAACTTACACCATGAACAGTAATTCAAATGAAACAGTTGGTCATGGATTAGGAGTTGCACCTGATATTGTTATTACAAAAGCAAGACAAAGAGGAGATTCAAATGGTTTTTGGGCTGTTTATACAACTAAAATAGATGGCTCATTAGATTATCTAAAATTAAACACAACAGATGCAAAATCAAATAGTTCTCTTTCTGCACCTACATCAACAGTTTTTACAGGTGCAGGTAGTAGCACAGCTTCTTATAGAAGTTTTGTAGCTTACTGCTTTAAAAGTATTCAAGGCTATAGTAAGTTTGGTAAATATACAGGTAATGGAAATACAAATGGTCCATTTATTTATACAGGCTTTAAACCTGCTTTTGTCATACTTAAAGGAAGTAGTGCTTCAGGTTCATGGTATATGCTAGACAGCAAAAGAGATGTAGATAATGTTGCAAATCATGCGGTAGAAGCACAATCAAGTGCGGCAGAATATACTAACTATAACTTTATAGATATGCTCAGTAATGGCTTTAAGTTAAGACTAGGAACTTCTGAAGTAAACACTGATGGAAATTCATACATCTACATGGCATTTGCAGAAAATCCATTCGTAACATCAACAGGTATTCCAACAACAGCAAGATAGAGGTAAGATAATAATATGTGGGCATTAGTAGAAAGCAATACAGTAACAAAGGTCTTTAACAGACCTACAGCAATAACGATAAGCGATACGCAGTATCCTGCTAACACTATGAGCAGTTGGACTGCAACGCAATTGAAAGCGATAGGCTTGTACGAAGTTATAATTGACAACAGCAATTATAAAGACCCTCAATACTACATCAACACAGATCAAGAATTCACATACGCAAGCAACAAGGTGACTGCAAGCTATGGTACTGCAACAGCTAGATCATTAGATGATGTTACAGTAGACGGTGTAGTAACAAGGGGGCTTAAATATAACCACAAGCTAATAATATCAAATCAAGCATATAGCCTTCTGCAACCTAACGATTGGTTGGTCGTGAGAAACCAAGAAGCAGGCACGGCAATACCTAGCGACTGGACTACTTACAGAAGTGGTGTAAGGACTGCAGTAACGGATATGCAGGCAAAGATAGACGCAGCATCAGATGTGGACGCATTGGCAGCACTCTATGTTTACAATGACGATGATCCACCAGTCAGACCTTTGGGCGAGTTTCCAACACCGCCGGTAAGTTAAAATGGCTACGGCAAAAGAATCAATGGCAAAAATAGCAGCGCACGAACGTGAGTGTTCTGTACGATATGAAAACATAGAAAAAAGATTAGATAGGGGCGCAGATAAGTTTGAAGCTATGGACGCAAAGTTTACTAGATATATAGTAGGTCTTTATATCCTAATTATAGCGGCCAGTGGTATTGATAGAGTCTTTTCTTAAACACACAATTAAATAAGGAGTATTTAAATGGAAGATAATAAGATAAAAGAAATAAATTTTGATGGTAACACTTATAGCATTGAAAATTTAACACCTAGAGGAATCGAAGCTCTTAACACATTATTTAAAGGCCAACAAAAACTAAACGATCTTGCTATGAAAGTTAGATTAACGCAAGCAGGTATATCTACGTTGACCGAAGATCTTAGAATTATTTTAAAAGAAGATAAAATAAAACCTACTGTTAAAGTAGAAAAAGATAAAAAGGGGTAATTATGGATATTGAAAAATGCAAAGCAGAGATTAAACGTCACGAAGGCGAAGTCTTAGAAATATATGAAGATAGCTTAGGCTATAAAACATTAGGCGTAGGCCATTTGTGTCAACCAGGCGATCCAGAATACGATTGGGAAGTGGGCACACCCGTAACTCAAGAAGTAGTAGATCTATACTATGAAGATGATTTTAAAAAACATCTTGATGAAGCAATTCACGTGTACGGTTCAGAAGAAGAGTTTTACAGTTTGCCCGAAGATATACAACACGTGTTAGTAAACATGTGTTTTAATTTAGGTGGCACGAGAATGTCTAACTTTCGAAATATGTTGTCAGCTTGTAGAGAGCATAACTGGGAAAAAATGGCTGCTGAAATGGAGGACAGCAGGTGGTTTAAACAAGTAGGAAGAAGGAGTCTAGAACTACAAGCATTAGTTCTTAATACTGTATAATGAAAAAATGGCTTACTATAAACTTATTACATTCGGAGGTCTTGCACCTAGAATATCGCCACGTCTTTTAGGAGATACACTTGCTCAAACAGCAACCGATGTAAATCTTGAAAACGGCAGGCTAGTTCCTGTCAAAGATAATTCTACTACTAATCCTTCTAGTGGAGTTTCTACCTTAGCTAGTACAACTAAAAATGCAATATTTAAATACACAGACGACCCTGAACGTTGGCTACAATTTGAAGATGATGTAAATGTCGTGCGTGGACCGGTGCCAGGGGATACCAACGACACGATTTATTGGTCGGGTGAAGCATTCCCTAAAATGGGTAGAAGTTCTGATGTTATTGGCTCTGCGCCCTATCCCAGTGGTTTTTATAGATTAGGGATACCTGCGCCAACTGCAGCACCCACTGTGGCAGTAGCAGCCGCAACAACTATAAATGCAACTGTTACTGTAGATAATGGAGAAAGTTCTATAACTGTAACTACAGCCAGTGCTCATAGTGCGGCAGTGGATGACTATGTAACTCTTGCTAGTTTTTCTGCTACTGGAGGTATAACTGCGGATGAAATAAACAATACTTTTAAAATAAAAACAGTCCCAAGTTCTACAACTTTAACCGTAGAAACAAGTGGCTCAGGTTCCAGCACAGCTACTTCTAGTAGCGTAACAAACGGTGCGGCTTTTAATGGACCTTCTGACGCTCTATTAGATTTTTCTACTTCTTACGTATATACCTTCGTGAGTGCGTACGGTGAAGAAGGGCCGCCTTCTGCCGCTTCTACTGTTGTAACCACCGACGATAACCAAAAAGTAAATTTAAGTAATTTAGAAACTTCTAGTGGTAAAAGCAACACCAACCTATCTAAAAAACGTATTTACAGATCAAATACGGGTTCAAATACAACTGATTTTCAATTTGTTGCTGAAGTTAATTTAAATGTAACTACTTATACAGATACTTCTAGCAATGCAGATTTAGCAGAAATTATTCCGTCCACGTTTCATATTGCGCCTCCAGATGATGACACGAGTCTGTATCCTGACGGGCCCATGAAAGGTTTGGTTAGTTTGCCTAATGGCATATTAGCTGGCTTTACGGGCAAACGTGTTTGTTTTTCTGAACCTTTTTTACCTTATGCTTGGCCTGCATCTAATAGAATAACTATCGAAGAAGAGATTGTAGGTATAGCTGTAACTAGCAATGGGGTGGTGGTAGGTACAAAAGCCACACCATATTTAGTGACAGGAACAGAACCTAGATCTATGGCTGCTATACGTATAGATTCTTCTGAGGCCTGTTTAAATAAAAACTCTATGGTTGATATGGGGGATTATGTTATCTACGCAGGTCCAGATGGTTTAGTAGCGGTAGAAGGCACTCGTGTGTCTGTTATAACTGAGTCTCTAATCACACCTTCACAATGGCAGTCTAGCTATTACCCAAGTACTATAAGAGGGTTTTTATGGGAAGGTAGATATGTAGGCTTTTTCTCTACAGGCAGTGGTTATGGTGGGTTTATATTTGACCCTCGTTTAGTTCGACAAGGCACTAGTAGGTCTTTATCACCTGCAGCTTTAGTAAACTTAGACGCTAGTGCTGAAATACGTGGGGGGCATACAGACCCGGACGACAGTCAGTTATATTTAATTATAAGTAACACGATTAAAAAGTTTCAAGGCGATAGCAGTACTAACTTAACGTATAATTGGAAATCTAAAGAGTTTGTACCTCCTGCTCCTATGAGTATGGGTTTTGCTAAAGTGCAAGCACAAACCTATCCAGTAAGAGTCAAAGTATATGGAGATGGTAGTGTTATATATAATGCGGTTATAGCTACCTCTGGCAGTGCTTTTACGGTCACAGGCACAACCCCCAGTTTTAGCTCAACTAATATAACAGAACCAATTGTAAGACTGCCTGCCAGTGTGCATAAAACGTTTGCAGTAGAAGTCGAGGGAGCAACTATAGTAGATGAAATATGTTTAGGGCAATCTATAGATGAACTAAAACAAATATAATGAGTAAAGCGACTAAACTTCCTGGTTTAAAAAATATACCGGCTAGCACAGAGCCGGAGTTACGAGGCTCATTACAGGCCATGAAAGAGGCCTTAGCAGTTAGACTAGGGCAAGAAGGCGACCCATTAGATAGAGCTATAACACTACGAGAGTTAATAGACTCTGGTATGGCTAAAAAACTTACAAACAAAAAGTTTGATCCAGCTACGACTACAACAGATTTTATAGCAAATGAAAGCGCAACAGAAGATTTATCTATACCTCCTGCACCTACAGGGCTAACTGCATCTTCCACATTCACAGAAGTTATAATAGACTGGAATCCTGCTACTTACTCTAACCACGCTTTTACAGAAGTTTTTAGATCTAGGGACGACGAAATTGGTGGGGCTCAGTTAGTAACAACTACTAACTCTTTTATAACTACAGATGTAGTAGGATACAACCAGACTTATTATTATTGGGTTAGGTTTGTAAGCACGGCTGGAGTTAGAGGTCCTTTCAACGGTACAAACGGATCTAAGGCAGACACTTTAGAAGATATATCTGCAGTCATGACGCAGTTAAGTCAAACTTTGGCTAATTTGCCTGGGTACTCAGTATTAACAAGCGCAGATACCACAAATGCTACAAACATTGCTACAGTGACCAGCGATGTAAGTACACTACAAACAACAGTAAATAGCCACGCATCAACTCTAACAAGCCATACATCTAGTATTAACAGCAATACGTCTAATGTAACTAGCCTAACTTCAACAACTGCAAGCCATACTGGAGATCTTAACGCAATGTTTGTATTACAAGCATCCACAGAATCAAATGGTAGTAAATCAGTAGCAGGCATGGTTATTGGATCTAATGCAAGTGATGGGGCAGGAGCTCAGTCTCATGTGCAATTTTTAGCTGACAAGTTTGCTATATGGAATGGCACTAATGCAGAGGTAGCGCCATTTATTGTGAGTGGTGGTTCCGTATTTATAGATAGTGCACGTATACAAGATGGAGCTATAACAACCGCACGTATAAATGACGCAGCTGTGTCTAACGCTAAAATTGCGGACGCAACTATACAAACCGGTAAAATTGCGGACGCTCAAATTACAACGGCTAAAATAGCGGACGCAAATATCACATCGGCTAAAATTTTAGATGCTAATATTACAACGGCTAAGATAGCGGATGCACAAATAACCGAAGCTAAAATATCTGGTACTTTAACCGCCTCTGTCATAAATACTACTGATTTAATTCTCCCTACCAATGGTGGCACAGTTACAGGTAGCAGTATTGGAAACTTCAATAACAATTCTAAAAGGTATGCTGAAATAACTACAGTGGGTAGTGGTGCTGGGTTTTATCAAGGTTATGTGCGGTTAGTTGGGGGCAATGGCCAAGTTAAAACCATACATCTATTGTTTTCTGATGGTACGGTCGACACTACAGTTACATCAGGTGGTAGTGACACGGCAGAATTATTAGATAGCAGTTCTGGTGTAGTTTATAGAACCCCTGACATAGAACATTTAAATACAAGCATAACTGAGTCTAGGCTAACAAGCAGTGCTGATACCGCTAATATACCTATAGCGTTTAGATATACAGGTAGTAGTACAATAAAATGTTATATATACGGGCAAGGTGATTCAAATTCTAGGCAAATAGGGTCAGCTGATGTTAGGTTTGTTAAATTTAGTGCAAGTTAATTATGGCAGTTTTAAAAAGATACACAGCTAGTTTTACCCCAAATGTTATAACTACTAAAGAAATAACTTCAAATGGTCAAGTTTTGGTCACGGAAGTTGAATACACCATAGATGCTTATGAAACAGCTGACTCTAGCAATACAGTTACTGTACCAAAACAACACATAACTTTTAATTACTTTGCTAAAGACACTGGTGATGTTGATTTTGTGCATATAAGCAACGTAACGGACGATGTTGTAAAGGGGTGGATAACCAACCATTTTAATAGTAAACAGCTAGAACTAAATACCCTTCTATCTCACGCAGATGGAATAACATGGTCAACATCAGATGATATTGACCTAGATAGCCCTTACGGGTAATAATATATAAATTAACTTTGGAGATAAAAAATGCCAGGACACAAAATGAAAAAAATGGGTAAGAAAAAACCTGCTATGAAAAAAGCAAAAAAACCTATGAAAAAAAAGAAGACTATGAAAAGGTCTTATGGTTACTAAACGGAAAAGAAAACCTATAAAGAAAAAAGGTTTAAGCAAAAGGCAGGAGGCCAGTATGAAACGACATTCAAAACACCATACTGCTAAACATATGAAATATATGAAGAACCTTATGATGAAAGGAAGCACTTTTACGGCAGCGCACAAAAAAGCACAGAAAGCAGTAGGAAGGTAACTACCCCCTCCATACATGAAGGAGTCATGGAAAAAAATAATACAATGGGTTGTACAACTTTTTGTAACTCGTTATCAAATAACAGTATCGTTCAACAAAGAATACGGAGATGAGGACGATAAAGTCTATATTACTAAAAAAATAATTGTGCAAAAAGAAAATCATTTAAAGTTTAGAGACCTTGATAACAAAACTATTGAATATAGAAGCGCAGGCGGTCTTAATTACATTATTGAGGAAGTCTAATGCAACAAATATTAATAGGAATTATATTAATGTTAGGTTTAGCAAGTTATTATTTTTATAGCCAAAACCAAATTTTACAAGCTAACAATGCAGCTTTAGAAGGTGCAGTAGCAACCCAAGAAGAAGCCATCAAGTCGTTACAACAAGACTTTGAATTACAAACACAACAACTACAAGACCTTAGTGCAAAAAGCCAAGCAGCACAAAGAGAGTTAAATAGATATTCAGAGTTTATTAGAAACTACCAACTGAGTGACAAGATTATGGGTGACCCAGTTGACATGCAAAGGAAGATAAATAATGGTACAAAACATATCATGGAGGACATTGAGAACATCAGCGCTACTATTGATGATCTTGATGATGGCCTGCAGTTGCAGTCTACTTCCGACTAGAGAAATACAAGTAAGCGCAAAACCTATTGAACGCAAGATAGTCCAACCTATCATGCCCAGAGAGATAGATCTTAAGCAGGTTAGATGGCTTACGATCACTCCAGAAAACTTTGAAGAACAGTTTGCTATTATAAAAGAACAAGAGGGTGAACTTGTATTTTTAGCTATGACCGTGCCAGACTACGAGACCATGGCCTATAACATGCAGGAAATTAAAAGGTATATTACAGAATTAAAAGACGTGGTTGTGTATTATAGAAAAGTAACAGTTATCCAAAAAGAAGAATAATCTGTTAAACTTAAATAAAACTAGTTCAAGGAGGAACATAATGGAGAATATATATGTTAGATTTAACATTAAAATTGATTCAATTAGCCCCTTGGGTTATTTCAGGTGCATCTCTTATTTGTGCCCTAACGCCAACACCAAAAGATGATATCTTGATTGGCAAAATCTACAAACTTGTAGATTGGTGCGCAATTAACGTAGGTAGAGCAAAGGAGAAGTAGATGGCGCAAGCACCAGATGCTTTTGTTTACAAGGCAACTTTAGAGCGAATCGTCGATGGAGATACTTTTGATTGTTCGCTCGACCTTGGGTTTGATGTAAAACTACACAAACAAAGAGTTCGACTGGCCGGCATAGACACTCCAGAATCACGAACACGAGATTTAGCAGAAAAGAAACTGGGCCTTGCAGCTAAAGAAAGATTAAAAGAATTATGCGTAGGTAGCATAAAAATTAAATCTCTTGGTAAAGGTAAATATGGCAGAATACTTGGCATACCTTATACAGAAGATGGTAAAGATATTTGTAAATTGTTAATAGATGAAGGCCATGCAGTGGAGTACCACGGCGGGACTAAAACTAAAATATGGGGTGATTACTAATGGACGAACATAGAAGCAGATTTTCAGGGGATATGGACCGTAATGAAGTTGAGATGGATCTCAACAAATTTATGGCTATGATTGAAGAAATATCTCAACTGAAAGATAAGATTAGGGATCTTGAAGATGAAACTACTAGAAACCCTCATCAAAAATGGATTCACTTAGCTCAAGCTGTTGACTCTTGGAGAATATTTCCAAGGGCTTTTTTAACCGTATATATTATTCTTTTATATACAACAGTAATGTGGTTTATGGATTTAGAAGCACCTAATTTCGAACAATCAGGACTTATATCAGTAGTTGTAGGTGCTGGTGCCGCTTGGTTTGGTTTATATGCTGGAACAAGTGGAGCAAGCAAAAGTTTTAAAGGCGAAGATAAATGAACAAAAAAGAACAGAAACGACACGATAATATTATTGCGTGGTGTTTCTTTATGTTTTGGATAGTGTTTTTAATCGGGTATAACACAGTTGCTCAGGCACAATCGTCACAACAGTCTGGGACAGCTTGCGTGAACGGCACACAGTATTGTGAAAACTCTAATGTTTATACTACAAATGAAACGACTACGAATAACACCAATACGAACACCAACACAAATACCAATACCAATAATACGACTACAAGTAATACTAATGTTTCTACAAATACGAATGTATCGACCAATAACAATACTTCGTCAAATACAAATGTGAATACAAATCAAAATACAAACGTGAACACAAATGTAAATACTTCGACCGCAACCAGTACATCAAACAATACTAATACAAATGTGAATACATCAACTTCTACTTCAACAGTTAACAGCACGGTAAATCAAAATGTCAACAATACAAACACTTCGAACAACACTAACGTCAACACTTCGACTAATACGAATATCAATTCATCTACGTCAGACTCAAATGTTACTACTAATAACAAAAATGTTAATCAAAATAACACAACATCTGACAACACGAATAGAAATATCAACGAATCAAATTCGACACAAACTATTAACCAAAATGTAAAGTCTGAGGCTCCACCAGCATCGGCTATCGCACCAAGTATTATGTCGTATAGTCAAGACCTTTGCACCACAGGGGTGAGTGGGGCATTTCAAGGTCAAGTGTTTGGTTTAAGTGGTGGTAAGTCCGTAAGAGACATGAACTGTGAAAGATTAAAGCTGTCTAAATACTTGTACGATATGGGCATGAAAGTGGCCGCTATTTCTCTACTAGCCCAAGATGAAAGAGTGTTCAAAGCTATGTGGCAAGCAGGCACGCCTGCTCCATATGAGGGTAAGATAGGCGAAGAAGCCAAGAAACTATGGATAGCTAACCCGTCTAAAAGACCAGATAAAGAAGATTTTGAGGAGGAGTTTGTTGCAGAGTGTAGTCAAGAACGCAATCCAAACAGAGACAGAATACAAAATGACGTAGCTGGTTTAATAAGTAAAGTCGTTGTAAGTAAAACAAAATCTAAAAAACAATGCAAAAAAGAATTATATGGGGGTTAATCCTTCTATCCTGCAATCTTCCAGGACAATACACATACGAAGCTAATCAACCTTTATATGATCTACACGATAATGCTAATGACTTCCAAGGTGAGCTAGCATACGAGGTATCTGATGACGGCATTTCACCTGCAATTGATCTTTCTTTTAACTTTACTTTTTACGGCTCTACATTTTCACAAGCACGAATGGCGACCAATGGTTGTTTACACTTTGGCAATAGTGGTAGCTATTGCAGCGACTATACTCCTGATCCACTTAACGGACAGCACACCTATACTATATACCCTTTCTGGACTGACCTCATAAGAGATAGCAATTCTCGTATGAAGTCTTGGGGCGATAGTTCAAAGATGATTTTTGGCTGGTATTATCTTAGAGAATACAATCGTGCAAACACAGACAATAGTTTTGAGATAATACTTTGGAACAATAATTCTTTTGACATTCGCTACAGAGAGTTAGAAATTATTAACCATGATGTGTTGATTGGTGAAGTTGGTTCTAGTAAGGACAATTCATACACTTACTATTACCACGATGAATGTAATACCGGAACAACCAACTCCTCTACTTGCGTAAACACTAACTGGAACAATACAGCTATCAATACCACACTAGAAAACGGTGGCTCTTTGTATGGCTCAGGTAGTGGCAATGGTGTGGATTGTAGTAATCCATTGAATGATGCCAGCTGTAGTGGTTATGCAGATGCTTTATTAACACAGCAATGTAATATCACCCAGCTTTATAGCAACCAATGTCCTAACTACTGGCAAGCTTATGATGACCAACAATGTGATGAAGATCCACAATACGCCTCTTTTTGCCCCGGTTTTAGGCAAGAAGAATCAGTGGCTTTTTTTGATGACAGGAATGTTGACTTTGGTTTTGAAGATGAACAAGAACAATTTGCCACAGGTATATTCATAGACGATGGGCCGCGTCACCATGAAGAAGAGCCATTTATAGTAATAGATATTTTTGAAGAAGAAATGTTTCCGCCTTTTGAAGAGTTTGGCCATGATGATTTTGAAGATTTTTTTGGGGGTCCAGAACCTGAAGAGCTAATTATATTCTTTGAGCCCGACCCTTTGCCTTTTATAGATGACTTTCGCTCCAGGCATGAAGATCCTATACATCAAGAAGATATACTGATAGAGCAATTTGTTTTACAAGAAACAGTCTTTGTGGAAGATTTTACTGAGCCTGAAACGATCATAGCCATAGAAACCATAGAAGAATTAAATGATTGGTTTGAAGAAGAAAGAAGAGACCATCATGAAGAAAGAGAAGAAAGGTTAGTAGAAAATGATGAACCAGAAGAAGAGTTTAGAGAAGAAATCTTTGAGGAAGAAGCCGTAGAAGAAGTATTTGAAGACCTAGAAGAAGTCTTTGAAGAGTTAGAAGAAGAAAGGTTAGCAGAAGTAGAAGAAGAAATCGTTGATGAAGTGGTAGAAGAATTAGATATTATTGAAAATGATGAGCCAGCAAGCAATGGTAAGCTTAAATCTGTTGCTTTACGTGTTATTAAGAGTGCAGTCAAAACTGCAACTGCTAGTGTTAACGTAGGCTCTGTTACATCTCAATCTAACTCATCAAACACAACAGCTGTGAATATAAATACTCAGGCTTCTAGTAGTGGGTCTGGGGGCGGTATCAGTACCTCTAGTTCACCTAGCATGTCAGATCAGTACGCGAGTGCTACGGCCCAAAACAATCAAGTTTTATCTATGAGTGGAGATGTTGGTGGATCTGTGATGGTTAGTATCACGCCTATGAATACTGTTGATGGTGGTACAGAGGTGGTGATGGCTGATGTGCAAGTCCAAAATGTTCAAGGCGAAATAGATACAGCCGTTGGTGGTGTAATGACGCAATCAGAAGCAGATCAAATAGCAGACAAAATTATCGCCCAAAATATAGAGGCCCAACAAGAAGAAATGCAAGAAGAACAACAAGCAACAGGTGAGTATAGTGATGAATCAAGTCTAGTGGCTTTGATAGGGTATGTACCACAATTTAATTCATACACTCAATATACAATACCAGACAGCCCTAGCTGGTACACTTCTCAAGATATATACACGTCTGCTACAATAAATGACAATATAAATGCTTTTTATAATTATGCGAGTACAAATATTAATAATTTAGAAAACATGACAAAAGGGCAACCAAAAATTTGGAGGTAAACATGGATTGGTTACAAAGTAAAACAACACAAGTAATAGCTTTAGTGGGTATTGTTTCAACTCTTGCAGGGTTTGGTTACACAGGGGCTACCTATGTTAACCGTATAACAAACTTAGAAGCTAAAATTGGCGGCATAAGCGAAGCCGAAGATAATGTACAAGTTATCGAAGAACGTTTTGCATCTATAGAAACATCTGTGCAGTTTTTAGAAAAAGCAGTTGATAGCATAGATGTACCTGATGTCACAGAAATTAAAACAGATATAGCTACCATTAAAGCTGATTTAGAAAGCCTAGATAAACAAATAGAGGAAATTAAAGATGACAACAAGAATCCTCTTGCTGGTTAGTATATTTGTAATAAGTTGTTCAACGCCATCTAAATTTATACCTATAGCAGAAAACTCCAGTTTGGAGTGGAATGACAAGTTTGACTCTGATGCATGGAGAGAACAATACAAAAGATGCCAGGCATTCTTGTATGAGGATAATGACGCTTGGCATTGGTGTATGGATAATTCTTAAATGATAGACATTGCCCTGTTCATATTAGGTTGTTTGCTATTGATTGGTTTCAATATTCCAGATCCATAAAATGCCACGTAACTATAAAAAAGAATATCAAAACTACCAAGGTACTACAGAACAAAAGAAACGTCGTGCTATGAGAAATAAAGTAAGAAGGCAATTAATAAAAGAAGGTAGAGTTAGAAAAGGAGATCGAACTGACGTTCATCATAGAGACGGAAACCCTATGAATTTTAATAAAAGCAACTTAGTAGTGCAAAGTAGATCAAAAAACCGTTCTTTCGCCCGAAATCGCCAAGCTGGGAAAAAATGACCTCACACGCTTAACGCTGTTGCATTTTGTTGGCATGGTTAAGGGTATTAATCCAAAACTATGCAAAAGTGCTTGGTGAGCTTGTCTGTGCGTCCTCGAGGGTTTCGTGTTTTTCAAGCGTTTTAACTAGTCTATTTAGGTACCATTGTGCTTTTAGCACGTCTTGAAGACCTTTTTTGTTCTCATAACGCCACATATACTTTTGAATGTTGCCTTTTAGGTATCCTTTGAAGGCCTCCGGTGTCATGCTTTCTTCTATTGCATCTATGCATTCTATATTTCCACTGTTGTAATGTGGTGGTGAGTTTACGTAATCAGTCATAATTTTGCTCCTCCTAAACAAAAGCTTGTTAAGTGATTTATATATAACTTAAAAGATATACTTTTATTAATAAATTCTTTTAGTGTAATTTCTTTTTGAAAAAAATCTTGTGTGGTGTAAATTAAATCTTTAGAGCCTACAACTACAAATGCATTTATGTTGTGGTCTAGATGTTTTTGCAGGCATACACGTTGTTGTTCAGATAAATTAATAAGTATTTTGGAGTTTTCTTTTTTAGGCAATTTTTTAATGTATTTGTACTCAATAAAACAATGTTGATATTTACCAGAATAGAAAGCGTCTGGCACGCCGCCGTGGTAAGGGTCGTTTATTTTCCAGGCATTAATATACTTGGGTAGATGTTTATGAACTTTAGTGATGAAATCCTTTTCTTGCACCCAAGGAGTATAGCACGGTCGGGCATGCGACACTAACTGTCGCAGCCCAACTGCACGAAAAGCTTTAACTAGCTTTGTTACCAAAAGATGATTCGTAAAAAGCTTTTACGTTTTGATACGCTTCGTCTTTTAGCCAGTCTACACGGTTGACTTCTATGTTCATAAAAGCCTGACCTTTTCTGTTAGATGTAGATACAGATGCCATTTTCCATAAAGATGAAAAACGGTCGCCACCAAATTTAGCTATTTGTGTGTTCCATTCTCTGGATACTCTTAGCTTAGATGACGCGCAATCAAACAAGAAAGGTATATCTGAGATGTCACCAGTCTTTTCATCAACTCTTAATAGAGTATGAGTTTGAGTTTGGATTATCTCATGATCTTCTACTTTCTTACCTTCAGCTTCAAGATATTCAACAGCGTCTGAGTTGGATGCAAAGCTACCAACTAGTCCACCACCTTTATCTCTTTTCACCCATAGCACGAACTCTTCCTTAAAGTGTACGTTTACAACGTATACTTCTTGGCCATAGTTTTCGCCAGTCACAGTGTTAATGAAATCGCCGACTTCGGCTTCATCCATATAATCACTATGGTTTTTATCAACTTCATTAGACATTTTTTGAAGTTGCTTCACTCGTGGTACTGAGAGATGGTCAGATGTAACATTCTCATTACCTAGTCGTGTACCATTTTGAACGTGAGCTGGTACTTTGCTCGTTACTATACTTATATCGGTCATGGTTATTTTCTCCTTATTTCATCGATATTAATATTATGTTGACCTGTAGTTAATACGAGTCAACTCTGTGCTTTTGACACCAGGTATGTCTATACCTGCTGCAATAGCTTCCCTATAAGCAGTAGCTGAGACACGCTTATGCATTAACTCAAACTGTCTAGTTTCAGCTACGTGCGTTTGCAGTAGATCCCAATCTTCTACAGTAGGAACAATTTCGTTTTTCAACGATATTGTTTGGCCTCCATTAGAAATTTTGTCGAGTCCTTGCTCTTGCATTCTAATAGAAATTTGTGCTTCTAGTTCTCGTTTAGAAGCGTTTAACTCTTTTTCTTGCGCTTGTAGTTCTCTAATACCGTCACGCAATGTGCCGTATTCGGCTAATAAATCATTTAATTTTTTCATGATACCTCCTTGAGTATGTGTAATAAATTTTCCATTCGCCCGAGTTTAGTGTTTAGCTTCTTATACACTTCAGGCTCCCAAGTTTTTTTGGCTTGTATAAGAATAGTTTCAGTCTTTTGTGTCTGGCCAGCCCTGTGTATGCGTTGATTAAACTGTTGGAAATGTTCTGCATTGTAAGTAGGTGAACACCATATAACTGTATTAGCTTTAGTAAGAGTCAACCCATGAGACGCTGACTGAGGGTGGCAAAATAACGTACGTATCTGACCGGCCTGGAATCTTTGCACGATATCTTTTCTGCGTTCAGCTGGTACAGTCCCATCAATAACTTCGTACGATATACCTTCTTTTTCTGCTAAGGTAATCAAAGCGTCTCTTTCGTGTCGCCAGTTGAATGCTACAAGTGAGTGCGCACGTTGAGATATTAGCGTTATTACAATGTCGTAACGTTCTTGATGGACAAACTGCACAAGACTCTCATCATCGTATACTGCGCCTGTAACTAGCTGGAGTAGCTTCTTGACACGAGAACCTGCGTGTATTGCATTGACTGTGCCTGATTTTGTATACAACACAGATTCTTTAGCTAGTGTGTCGTACATACGCTGTACAGTAGGTGTAAGTTTTGTATTGACAGTTCGTGTTATGTTGTCAGGTAGATCTATACAATCGGACAATGCAAAACGAATAGATATATCAGAAAGTCTATCTGCTACTGTTTCTTCTATACCAGGTTTATCTATCCATTCATTGGCAAAACCATTGAATCGTGGTGTACATACCTGATTACGAAATGCATAAAATCGGCCACCCAATCGTTCGCCGTCATCTATTAGATAAGCAGGGTGCCAAATGTCTAAGATTGTATTGCTGTTAGGAGTGCCAGACATAGCAACTCTATTTGGAAAATGATGAATAATATCTTTGATGTTTTTACTACGTTTAGCTGTGCGATTTTTGAAAGCAGTAAACTCATCAATAACAATAGTATTGAACTGTTTACAGTATTGAGTGTTTTTACGTAAAAAGTTTACAGCCTCAAAGTTAGTGATAACTATATCTAAATCAGTTTGTTTAAATATTTTTTCTCGGTTTTTAGCATAAGCAACGCCATATTTAATAGTAGGTTGGAACTTATTAATGTCTTCAGCCCAAGCTGCTTCTAATATAGAAAGAGGCGCTATGACTAGTGTACGTCCGCCGAGCGCTGCATGCGCGTCAAGTACGGCCCGTGTCTTACCAGTGCCTGGATCAGACGTAATCATACACTTTGGGTTTTCTACAATGAAATTTGTAGTTTCAGTTTGATGAGCATAAGGCTCAGGTATATCGTTCATGTTTCATTCCTCGTTGTTAAAGTATTTGGTGTTAGTTGGTTAAATACTTTATTTAGTTCATTATATCAGGTTATAGCCCATTGACAATGGGGATCTAAACCTTTGCCATAAGTACACCATTTACAGTTGTATGTAGAGGGGTTTGGAGGAAACTCTACAGCTGTAGTCATATTAATAGCTCGCTCATGTAACTTTGGCATAAATATCATAGCTTCGTCTCGCGTATAGGTTTGTTCTAAAGTTGTACCGTGATCTAAATACCAGATTTCTGTTTTAACAAATTCTAGTAATGGGTATCTAAAAAAACTACCTATCGCATATATAAGAGCTTGCTGGCTATGTGCAATTTCATTACCTATTTGTTTACCTGTTTTGTAATCAATAACTCGTGCAGAAGTGTCATCCTGATGCACAAAAGCGTCTAATTTTATACGCGCCCAGACATCAGGGGCCATCCAATCGCATGTTTCCCATGCTCGTGTAAACCCCCAATCACCTTCAAGTTCTACTTTTGCATCAATAAATAACTCGCGTAAGCGTTCAAATTGTGATGTAAACTTTTTAAGTGTGTCAGGTAGCTCAGGGAGCTTACCTTGTACGTAATTTTCTGCTTGTTCGTGTATTGCAGTGCCCCGGGCCGCAGCAGGACCGAAGTCTTCTTGTATTCGTTTTACTTTGGCAATGTAAGATCTATAAGCGCAAGCTTCAAAGGTTTTTAAAGCCGAGTAACTCCAAGCTGGAATATCTCCCAGTTCTAGATCCTCCGTGACCTCAACCGTTGAGATTAGGTCTGGACGATTGGGTTGAGTTAGATTCTCCATTTAAGAGTTGCAAATCCCTTTCGTCAAAATGTTCCTTAATTAGTTGTTCACGAACATTATTGTCTAATTTCCATGTCAAAACAACCCCTCGGGGGATTCCGGCTGCACGATCTTTGCTTATACGTTTACGTGCTGTTTTGATATTTAATCTTGACATACGTTTAGAAAACTCTCTTTGAGATAAAGTGTTACGACTGTCGGTGAGTGCATCGTACACAACTTTAAAATGTGCAAGTGGTATAACTGTTTCTTCTCCCATGGTTGCAATCCAATCTTTAACGTATCTTTGTGCCGTGCTAATCCCGCCGGCGTCAAAGGTGTTTGTAAGCGGAATATCTAATACATCTGTAAAATATTCTAAATTTCGTGTGCGTATTGCATGGGCAGCTTCTTCGATGACTGACATAGATACTTCTTTCATTTCTTTCTTAGCATCGTTTTCTAGCGCAGTATGAGCCATTCGTGCATCAACTTGAAAGCGTTGCAGTACACCGGCCACGACATATAGTTCTTTTTCTAATACGGACAAATTTTCCAGAAGCTCTGGGTACACGACTTCTAGTTTGTTTTCTTGGCGTGGAGCTACATTGTAACGTCTATCTGAGTCTTCTATCTTGACAGCATCTGCTCTGTTAGTTAGAAATATAAAGTTTGTAAAAGACGGCAGTTCCACCTGATTAGTTCGCATCGCACGAATAGTAAGGTTGGGTTCTGTTATTTGGTGTTTTAACTTGTCAGCCATTTTACCTACAGAACCTGAATCTGCCATACGAAACTCATCTACTACAAGAAATAGTGCAGTTCTCATATAAAGATTAAACTGTTCTTCTATATTTTCTAAAGCTCGCATTGGAGTTTGTGCTTCGCCAAAGAGGCGCTTAAGGACTTTGTGCACGAACAAACCTTTACCAGTGCCTGGAACACCCGTAAATATCCACGCTGTCATAGTTTTGCGTTTGTTTTGGTATATATAAGCTAACCAATTTACAAAGTGTTCAAACTCTGGTTTACCGTTACCAAGTGCATGCATTAGTAATTTGTAAAAGTTTGGTGCTATTTTTTGTATTTGTATAGCTTCACCATAAGAAAGTTCTTTTACATTTTCTTCTGCTTTTAACATGTATTCAGTGCGACGATACAGATTTACCGAGTGAGGTATGTCATCAAGGTTAATACCTTCATCACTGCTAGGATCAAATATGACACGAGCATCTGGAATATAATCCATGGTAGGGCGACCATGAGACTTAAGAAAGTCAGTAGTGGACGCTTTATTCGTGGGCGTGAGTGGGTACTCATCGCTAAACTGTTGTTTGGTTTCATCATATACTCCGTTATAATAAGTGTCAGTGTAAAAATCACGTAACACTATTGGTTTATTTTTTGTTTCTGCATTTAATTTATCTGCAAAAATATCAAAAATACTTTTATAAAAGTCAGGATCTGCTTTTTCTATCTCCCAAATAGGTTCGCCTTTGAAGTTATACATGTAATGTGGGTTAGTTAACACAAAAAAGTATGCTCCACTGTCGCCTCCATTTACATTGCAGTTAACATAAGGTTCGGACACACGAGAGATTTGTATGGTCATCTTGTCTGGGTTTTGTAAAACTTCGTGTGATTCACCAGCAACATTGACGGTGGTCACCTTCCCTGTTTTCTTAGGTAGACTGTTTTTCTTTCTAAGATTATCTTTAATCTGCAAACCAAGAGTATGAACCTTTTCAGGATTCACACCTATTAAAGACGAGGAGATCTCCAGGGTTGGTGACCCACGGTCAATTTTAATAAATCTGCCGTTAGGATAAGGATCTTGCACGCCAGTAAACTTTGGCGGTGCAATATAAATTAACTTACTGTTGTCTGCGACTGAAGGGTCAAGTATGTACGAAAGACTTTGACCATTAGCAGACAAAGTAATTTGTTCAGCTAAAAAATCACATTCATAATTTAACATACGAAGATAATCTTTTAGAGTTTTTGGGTGAACAGGCATGTCCATGAGAAAGAATAAATGTAATGATATTTGATCTTTTTTAATACCTAAAGATGCACTAGCTTGCACTATGTAAGATACGTTGTGAAAGATATCAGGTAACTGCAACACGATTTTATCCGCCATTGCTTGTAAGTCATCACCTGGAGTTGCACGTAGTCCATCTATATCTAGTATTAATAGTTCTGTTTTTGCAGAACGGTCGGACATAAAAGCCCGGGGCTCATCTGTGAGTGCACGTTTTAAGGGCCCTTTGTGCATACAAGCACCCTGATCTGCTGCTGCCGTAATTACACGAAATAATTTATTAAAACCTTTTTTATCAATAGATATATCGTGAGTTTCCGATGTAAAGTTTTTAACTAAAGGATATGGTTTTGAACCGTCTTTAGTTATTTCTTTTACTAATGATTTTTTTGCTTTGAGAAAGATGGTTTGCATTTTTATTCTCCTTATTTAAGTATACTTCTTCTCTATCAATGCGTATAGTTGGGTCAGCTTCAAACCCTAACTTGCATTGTTTGTTAGAAACTTGAGTTACAGTAATCGTACATAATTCCAGCTCAGATGCTGAATCATGCACGACAATTTTTTCTCCTACTTTTCTTGTAAGTATTAAATTTTTATTTGTCATAAATAGAACTTATACTTGCCTCTGCGTCTAACGGTAGATCTTTACACCATTTAGGTGGTGTTTTCATTATTGTTAATATTTTATTTAGTATAACATCTGAATCAATATTAGAACCTATAGCTATAATCTCGTCATGAACTTGCATGACTATGTCAACTTCAGGTAGTGTTTGTATGTCTAACATTTGGTCAGTAATAACAATACGTGAAAGTGCTTGGACTACATTTTCAGTGAGTCTTGGTCCGTGCGTGCGTATGTATTCGTTTCTAGAAGTATAAGTAAACTCTGCTTTATCATGTCTTAAGTTTGGATATTTAAGTTGCATGCTATTAGGCAGCTCAAGCCCGCGTGCACGAACGATTAGTGGTCCATAAGACAGGCCATTTGAACTAGGTGTAAGCATTTCCCAAAGTAGGTTTTTCATACCAGACCAAAGTTGAGGTATGTTTGGATACATGCTTCTGTACTGTGTAACAATGGCTTGTGCTGTTTGATCACCAATATCAACTGATGGCGAACCTGATTTTAAAGTATCTTTGTATCTTTGGTGTCCCATGCCATAACCTAACCCGAGGACTGCGGTTTTGCCGACATATCTTTCTAGTTTGTCTTCTTTAGTAATTGTGCGCCCATATATTTGGGACGCAAACTCCGAGTATACGTCACGCCCTTCAGCAAATGCACGAAGTAAATCTTCTTGATTAGCAAGCCATGCAAGCATGCGTGCTTCTATATTAGATAAGTCAGCAATGTACAAGGCTTGACCTTCTGGGGCCATGATTGCGTGTCGTAATTTAGATCCGCGTGGCAGATTCTGTAAGTTGATTTTGTCTGAGCCACCAAAACGCCCAGTGTGGGCTGCATAATAACGCAGTGGTATGCTAAATGTACCATCAGGGTTGGTTGAATCAATGAACCTTTGTGCTCTGGTCTCATCAATACGTGACTTAACAACCTCTCTGGCCTCCCAAAGTGCACGGTGTTCTGGATACATGTTGCACATTTGTATGTAGGCAGGATCGTTTTTACCAAAAGCTGGTATCTGTTCACCTGTGCGTGGGGACTTTTTGGTTGGCACTACAATATCTAGTGATTCTAGATGCTTAGCGAACTTTTGTTGTGACGCAAGAACTTCTCGTGTAACACCTGATGCCGCTATTGCTTCAGTTGCTCGTTGTTGCATTTCTTCTTTGTAATCTTCCAGAAGTCCACGATTCATTAATAACTTAGGTTCTACAAACATTCGCGTCGTGAGGTCGATTAGATCTAGCTCATCGGACGGGAAGTTTTTGTTTGTATAACTTTGAAAAAGTGCGTACGTTAGATCTACGTCTTGTATACAATATTGCCCGATCGTGTTATCCATCTCAGGATCCAGGTCACGCACGCCTTTTGCTGAAACTAGCTCTTCACCTTTACGCATATTGTTGTCCGACGGAAACTCTCGCACGACACAATCTTTGAGTCTTGCAGACATGTTCGGATACAAACCACGGCTCATGGCCGCTGTGTCGTAATAATACGCCGGTCTGTACCCGAAATGCTGTGTAAGAATATAAGCGTCAAATAATGTATTATGGCAAACGAGGGCGGTGTTCGCCCAATCAATTTGCTCTAATATGGCGGGGGTTTCATCCTCTCCATACCATTCGGTTTCATTATCTTCAACCTTTATTCCCACGCCCCAGACTTTAAAATCAGAATGATTTATGTATTGGACAGTAGACATTTTGGTGAGACTTAGAACAGAGTCAAAATAGGTTTCAAAGTCTAAATAAATTTTTTGCATTACAAGCCCTCCATGAATTGTTGCATAACTTGTGGCGGTGGATGGCCTTCGTGTTCTAACATCATTTTTGCATAAGCCTCTGCGTCTAGATTAGAAAGTCCATTACCCTTAGCTTCGTCAAAATAAAGCTCTAATAGTCGTTCATTATGTTGGCAACTCATTTTTCTTTCTTTACGCTTCTAGTTGCTTGACTTACTAAATGCCTTCCGTCTGTTACTGTAGGTGCACAGTCAAGTGCCATTTGAGTAAAGAAAGTAATTCCCATCCACACGAGTTGTGGAACACCTAAGTCTTGGGCTTTTTCAGTTGCGTCTAACAAGTCATCAAACAACTCATCTCTTATTTTATCTTCGTCAGTATAAGTACTCATAGTTCCTCCTTGGACTTTTCTAATACAATAAATAAATCGCATTGATGTTGTTGTGCTAATTCTTCATCGTTATAACAATCAATATTAAAGTTAGTTAAAACTTCTTCAAAGTTATCTAACATTTCTTCATGTCCAACATTAGCAGAATTTATTTTTATCCAATGTTTTGGTTCTTTAATTTGAGTTATTTGATAACTTTTATTAATTAAATCTTTAAGGTCTATCCAAGCGTCTTGGATATCATCAGTAGTCCCTATTTCAGACAATTCAACTTCTTTTGTTATTACATCGTCAATTAGTTTGACTTTATCGGCTATACTCATAGTTCCTCCTTGAACTTCTGCATTTTTGTACACCACTCTTCATATTCAGAACGTTTTGCTCGCTCCCAACCTATTTGCTTACTGGTGTACATAGTATAAGCAACAGATAATTTGACATACTTCCATTGTATGTAAGGTAAATCATTTGGGTTGTTGTATGTGTATGGATGAATCGGGTTACGTTTCACATACACATGAGATGGGGGCATATAATTACTCCTTAATATATTTGACAAAACTCCTTTTTGTCTTTATGACTATAGATATTACACCATGGTGGTGTGATATACAAATAGGAGAGTATTATGGCAACTTTTACAAGTGACATGGTAAGTGGTAATCAATCTTTCAAACCTTTTCCAAGTGGAAATGTAGGTGTTAGAAAGGGGAAAATCACAATAAGTGCAGCACCAAACGCAGCCGACGTGTACCAAATGGTAGATGTTTTTGCTGGTGAGACAGTTCATGATGTAGTACTTAAGTCTAGCGATTTAGACGGCGGAACAGCCCTTGTGTGGGATGTTGGTGACGGCACAGATCCAGACTATTACATCGATGGATCAACAGCAGGTCAAACTGGTGTTAGCGATGACCAAGATGCAAACGTAGCTCCAAAGGAATACACAGCAGATGATACTATTGATATCACCTGTCAAGTGGCTCCAGGCTCAGATGTTGCAACTGGTACATTAGAACTTTGGGTATACATATCCTAAGTTAAAAGCGCATAGCCCAAGCCGGGACTCCGAATCTTGGGCTATACTGATGCCACTCCTTGGCATGTAAGGTTTGGAATCAATTAAGTCCGGTCGTCTTTCGACTTTAATACACAGCCTGATTTGATAGGTCCTGTGCAACCATTGTGGTGATTGCTTTTACAGTCCACACTACAAGTCATGTGTAAGCCTTTTCAAACCCAAAATATTAACCGCCCCACACGGCAGTATATATTTCTTTCTGATTCCAAATTGGAATGACTCTCTATCTCCATCTCGTTGCCAGGGAGCCGACTTTGTCTCTCGTCTGGTCATAGTCAGTGCATTTAAACCGACACGCATATGCTTTGCTTACGATCGGGTGGCTTTTCGTCAAGAGAGTCAAA